TGACGAGGAACCGCTTTTGCATCCGCTCGCCGCCCTCGAAGCTCAGCTCATAATCGTCGATCGTCCCGGCGAGCGCATGGGCGCGAATGCCCGCCTCGCCCGCCGATCCGGTGAAGATGCCCGCCGCCGAGACGCTGACCGAACGCACGCCCGCGCCCGACAGCAGCTCGCGCCAGCCACCCGAATCCTTGTTGGTGACGTTCACGGCCTCGCCGCTCACCTGCAGCTGCGTGGTGCGCAGACCCGCGATGGTGCCATAGGTCAGCGGCAGGTCGCCATTGCCGATTTTCAGCAAGAACGCGCTTCCTTTTTCTACACTCATTGCGATATGCTCCTCATGATGAAAGGCGGCTGCACGGGGCCTGCTGAAGAAGGTATCTCCCGGCGCTTTATGGGGATGGAAAGATCATGGTTCTGATTGCACTTGTCCTGGCCGCCGCGCCCGCTGACGCGGTGGCCGATGCCCGGCGGAGCTATGCCTCCTGCCTCAGCGAATATACCAACGGCGTGACCGGCAAGAGCATGACGAAGGACGAGTTCGTCGCCGCGCTGAACGCCAAGTGCGCGGCCAGGGAAAGCAGCTTTCGCACCACGCTGATCGCCGCCGACAAGGCCGACGGGATGAGCGAGGCCGAAGCGAAGCAGGATGCGGACGATCAGGTCTCCGGCTATGTCGACCAGATGGTCGAGAACTTCCAGAGCGGCGAATAACGCGCGGGCATCCGCCCGGCTCCGGCTCATAGCCCGAGCACGCGGATGCGATAATCCAGCACCGCGTTCCATCGCCCCTCCCGGCTCCTGAGCAGGCGGGATCGCACCATCAGCAGGCTGCCCACCTGCCATCCGCCGATCGTGCCGGAAAGGCCCCGCACCGCCGCATCGACCAGCGGCATGATACCGCCGATCCGCGCCGGGGTTTCGAGATTGTCCTCGATGCCGATGCCGATGCGCAGTTCGCGGCCCGGCCTGTCCTTGGTCGCCCAGTCCGCGCCGGTGCATTCGCCCACCGTCACCATCGGCGGCGTCGCCTTGACAGGCGTGCCGTCATAGATGCGGTTGACCGCGCCGGAGAGCGCCGTGTCCCCGCGCAGTCCGGCGAGCAGCGCCGCCCTTATATCGCTCTCCGCGTTCATCCGCCCGTTCTCCCGATATTCCTGATGCTCGCGTCACGCAGCCAGCGGTCGAGCAGGCCGCGCCCTTCGAGCACCACGTCCTCGCCCTCGACCCGCGCCGTGATGCCGCCAAGCGCGGCCGCCTCTTCGGCGATCACGCGCCGCTGCCGTTCGGCGCGAACGGCGCCGAGCCGTTCCGCCCGCGCTGTCAGGCCGCCCAGCCCCTGCACCGCTTCGCTCATGCGATCCGCATCCGGCGCCAGGGCCGCCACAGCGCGACAACGATCGCGGGTGGCGCCCCCTCGCCGCTCTCCGCGAAGAGATGCGCGGCAAGCCGCACCACCCCTTGTTTGAGCGGGTCGGGAAGCCCGTCCCAATCCCCGGCGATGCCGGCCGTGAGGTTGACCCGGACCCGCCCGTCGGTGCCCGCCCGCGTCAGCCGCACCCAGCCATCGCCGTCCGCGCCGATGTCGACTGCATAGGCGTCCACCGGCAGCGGGCTCACCGTCCCATCGACCGCCAGCGCGACGACCGGGCCGAGCGCCTGCACCGGACAGGCGACCAGCCGCCGCCATTCGGCGCAGGCCGGCAGCGTCTCCGTGCCGGCCCGCCGGAACATCCTCTGCGCACAGAAATCCTCGGCCATGCCGATCGCGGCCCGGCACGCCGCCGCCAGCGCGGCATCATCCTGCGTGGTCTCGATGCGCAGCCATGCCCTGGTTTCGGCGACGGCCGCATCCACTATCGTCTGCGCCACCGCGTCCATCTGCACCGTCATTGCATTGTCTCCGCCATTCATGATCGTTCGACCGGCTTCCCCCGCGAAAACCCCCTCCGGCACCACGGCCGGAGGGGAGGAAACGGGGGAACAGGGGGATGTCGCCGCGCGGGTTTACGAGGCGGAGAATTTCAGCAGCTTGATCGCTTCCGAATTCATCACCGCGCCGCCCAGCCGCTTCACCGCATAGAAATGCACGAACGGCTTGTTGCTGTAGGGATCGCGCAGGATGCTGGTCTCATTGCGCTCGGCGATCACATAGCCATGCTGGAAATTGCCGAACGCGATCGACAGGCTGTCGGCCGCAATGTCCGGCATGTCCTCGGCCTCGATCACCGGATAGCCGAGCAGCGTCGCCGGATTGCTGGCGCTCATCGCCGGCTGCCAGAGGAAGGCGCCGTCCGCGGTCTTGAACTTGCGGATGCGCGCCAGCGTCGCGCTGTTCATCACGAACGCCGCACCCTGGCGATAGGGCGCCTTCAGCGACTGGACGAGGTCGATCAGCTTGTCCTGCGGGTTGCTGGACGGGAAGGCCCCCGCCGACCCCGAGGGCACATATTGCAGCGAGCCGAAGGCGCGCACCGCGTCCGCCTCGTTGGTGGCGGTGTAGGTGAGGAAGCCCTTGGGCTGGTTGGTGCCGGTGCCGCTGACGAACGCCGCGCCCTCGGCCCGCGCGAATTCCTGCGCGATCTCGCCGGCGAGCCAGCCCTCGACATCGAACAGCGCGTCGTCCAGCATCGCCTGGCTCGCCGCCGGGTTGGCGAACAGCTCGCCCCAGGGCGGGGCGATCTCGTTGAAGGTCGGCGTGCCGGTCTCGGCGCGCGCGCCGGTCTCGCTCGCCCAGCCCGAGGGCGTGCCGCCCGCCGCGACCAGCTTGCGATAGCCGGCGGTGCCCGTCCTCACCACATTGGCGACGGCACGGATCGGCGAGACCGCCTTCAGCGTCGCCTCGATCAGCGCGTCGATCTCGCGCGGCACCGCATAGCCGCCCGCCGCGCCGCTGCCGCCCGAGAAGCTCTTGAGCTCGACGCCGGCCTCCTGCCCGCGCCGCAGATAGCTGTCGACGAAGGCGGCGCGCGCCGGGTCGATCTCCGTGCCCTTGACACCATCGAGCGCCGGGCGCTCCACCGCCGGTTTTCGCGCCGCCGCCACCTGGCCTTTCAGCGCGGCGACATCGGCTTCGAGGGTGGCGATCCTGTTCGCCCCGGAGAGCGCGTCAAAGCTCTCCTCCAGCGCATCGGCTTTCACTTCATACATAGGCTTCTCCTGCAACAATAGATGGGTGGAAAAGACATGAAAAAGGCCCCGTGGACGGGGCCTCTTCAGATCGCGAACGGGTGGCCGCCGGGCGCGCGGTCAGGCCGGCTCCGTCTCCTCGATCCGGTGCACCCGCGCGCCCGGCTGCATCGGAAAGCTGACGACGCTCACCTCGATCAGGTCGAGATCCTTCAGCACGCGGGGGCCGATCCCGTCGGCGCGCGCGACCCGATAACCGAAGGACAGCCCGTTCACCCGGCCCGCCTTCAGCAACCGCGCCGCCTCCGCGCCCGCGCCATCGGCGTCGGCACGCACCCGGCCGATCACGCGCAGGCCGCGCCCGTCCTCGGCGAGGCTCTCGATCACGCCGATCGGCCGGTCGGGGCGGTGCTGCCACAACAGCGGCACGCGCCGTCCCCGCCAGCCCGCGATCGCCCGCGCGAACGCGCCCCGCCGGATGATGTCGCCGCCGCGATCTTCGCGGTCGAACAGCGCGGCATAGCCGGCGAAGCGCACGCCCGCCTCCAGCGGCGCCTCGCCCCGTTCCTCCGCCGCCGCGCTCATCCGCGCACCATCGAGAACAGGCCGAGCTTCACCGCCATGCCGATCAGGATCAGCGCCAGCGCCCCGCGCACCAGCCAGCCGATCACCGCGCCGCGCACCGCCACCTTGGCGTCGCGCCAGGCGCCCAGCAGATCGCGCAGCGCGCGCACATCCTCCTCGGCCTCGCGGTCGGAGAGGCCGAGCCGGTCGAGCGCCCGGGTCGCCCCCATCTCGCTCGCCTCCTCGACCAGCGCGCGCAGCATCACGAGGTCGCTGCCCGTGCCCTCCGCCTGGGCGACCAGCCCGGCAAGCATGTCGCTGTCCTTCACGGCCTCGCCTCCTGCCCGTTCATGCCCAGCATCGCGCGCTTTTCCTCGGCGGTCAGGAAATCGGATGCGCCGACCCGTTCCCAATAGGCGCCGCGCTCATCGGAGAGCTCGACCACCTGGTCGAGGTCGATCAGGAGATCGAGGCCGGGCATCCAGGCCCGCAGGCCCTGCGCGAGCCCGCCCAGTATCTTGCTCATCAGCGGCGCGACCGTCTGGCGCCACAGCGCCTTGTTGGCTTCCTTGTAATTGGCATAGCTGTTGTCGCCCGGCAGGCCGAGCAGCAGCGGCGGCACGCCGAAGGCGAGCGCGATCTCCCGCGCCGCCGCGGCCTTCAGCGCCACGAAATCCATCTCTGCGGGCGTCATGCTGAAGGATTGCCATTTGAGGCCGCCTTCGAGCAGCATCGGCCGCCCCGCGTTGGCGGCGCCCTGAAAGGCCTCGGCCATCTCCTCCTTCAGCCGCGCGAACTGTTCGGCGGAGAGCAGCGCACCATCCTTGCCGCCGTCATGGACCAGCGCGCCGGAAGGCCGCGCCGCATTGTCGAGCAGCGCCTTGTTCCAGCGGGTTGCCGCATTGTGGATCGCCACCGGGCCGGATGCCGCATCGAGGCAGCCGAGGCCGTAATGATCGTCGAGCGGGTTGATCGCCCGCAGGTGCAGGATGGCGGTGCGCCCCGCGCCATCCTCCGCCGCCAGCCGCGTCACCCGCTCGCCGACCCGATAGCGGTAGGCGACCGGCCAGCCGCGCGCATCGACATCGACGCTCACCCGTTCCGGGCGCAGCGCGAACAGCTCCGTCGGCTGGCCCTCGGCGTCGCAGAGGATCTGGACATAGCCGTTGCCGTGCAGCGTCAGGTGCAGCGCCAGCGTCTCGATCAGCCCCTGCCCGCCCGACACATGGCGCACCAGTTCCCTGGCCCGCGCATTGTCGGCCGCGCCCGCGCCCATCGCGAAGAAGCGGGCACCGCCCGCGCGTTCCGACACCAGCCGCACCGCGCGCTGCGCGATCGGGTTGTCGAGCACCGCGGCACGCACCTGCGGTTCATAGGTGCCGGGCCATTCGCCCAGCATCCTGCCGCCGGCGATCATGCCCAGCCCATGGGCGCGCGACAGCACCGGGCGCGGCGACGCCGCTCCCTTCCATCCGAACAATTTCATAGATGTCACTCCTTGAGGGGACCGATCGGTCCTCTTTGCCGCCCGGCCTCTGCCCTCGCGCCCCGCCGGATGGCAGGGGGAACGGTGCCGCCGCCGCGAAACGGGGCTATGCGGTGATGAGTCCCATGCCCACGCCGCGCACCGCCGCCGATGTCCGGTCCGAGACGTTGAGCTTGTCGTATATGCGCCGCAAATAGGTATCGACCGTCGCCCCCGACAGGTGGAGGATGTCGGCGATCACGCCATTGCTCTTGCCGCGCGCGACCCAGCCGAGAATCTCCAGCTCGCGCGCGGACAGCGGCTTTTCCAGCGCGGGCCGGTCAGGCAGCAGCTGGCACAGCCGCATGTGCGCGGCCTGTGCCATCAGGTGCATCTCGTCGACCGGGGCGTCGTCCAGCGCCGCCTCGGAGACGGCATGGCCCACCGCGACATTGCCGCTGCGGCCGTGCGGCCCGAACACCGGCAGATTATAGCCATCGCCCAGCCCCGCCACGCGCATCCGTTCCAGAAAGCGCTGCTGCTCGGCATCGGGCTCGATCTGCCGCCACATCTGCGTCCAGCGCATCGGCGATCCACTGGCGAGCGACAGCGCCGGGCCGGGGTCCAGCTCGCCATAGCCCTCATCCACATAGGCGACGGTCACGCTGCGCGGGAAGCCGCGATGGATGATGTTGAAGCCCTTGCGCTCGCCCTGCGTCCCGCGACTGACGACGAAATAGGCGAGGCCCCTGAACCCCCTGCCGCGAAAATAGCGACGCAGCAGACGCCACAGTTCGGCCGGCGTCTCCGCCTTGCCAATCTGGTCCAGTTCAGAGTGCACCCTGGCCCCTCACCTGTCGAATCTCCCGGCTCATACTATAAATGCCGCCCCGCCGTCACCAAGGCGTTCGCCCCGGCGCGGGGCAGGATGTCCCACCCTGTCACAGCCCGCGAATCCGGTGCCGCCGCTCGCGCCCGAGCATCAGCTCGGTGAGCGCCCAGACCAGCGCGTCTGCCCTGTCGGGCGAGCGCCCCGGCCCGCAATAGCCCCCGCCGATCATCATCCCGCACATCTGGTCCTCCAGTTCGGGAAAGGCGCCGGCATGGGCGACCCGTTCCCGTTCGTAGAGCGCCGCGACCGGCTCGGCGCGGGCGCTCTTGCCCCGGCTCGCATGAACGAGCTTCAACGGCAGCGCCGCCTGCACCGCGCGCAGCACGCTTGCCACCATCTCGCCCCCGTTATTGGCTTCGGCCACGATCCGTTCGGCGTCGAGGCGCAGCGCCAGCGCCGCGACGCGCGCGGCCCAGCGTTCGGGAGTCGCTCCCTCGACCGAGGCATCTTCTATCACATAAGCGCGGCCATCGGCACCCAGACCGGCGGCGATGATGCCGCAGGCGTCGCCATGGCTGCCTGCGGGCGGATCGACCGCGACGACGACGCGGACAAAGCCCCCGTCCCCCGGCGCGTTCAGCGCCGCGCGCCGCACCCGGCACCGCTCGATCAGCGCGCGCGTCCACAGCGCGCCGTCCGGCTCGTCGATCAGCTCGCCGTCCAGCTCCTGCCGCCCGAGCGCGGTGCCGCCATAATCGCGCGCCATCGCCGCCAGGAAGGCGGGCGGGAGATGCGCGCGGTTGTCCCGCGTGCGCCCCTGCGTCATCGCCACCCCGCTCTGGCCGATCAGCCGTCGCAGCAGCGGCACCGGGCGCGGCGTGGTCGTCGCCAGCACGCGCGGGTGGACGCCGAGCCGCGTCGCCAGCATCAGATTGTCCCATGTCGCCTCGGCATAGGGCCATTTGGCGATCTCGTCGGCCCAGCCATGGCTGAACTGCGGGCCGCGCAGCGCCTCCGGGTCGGCGGCGCCGAACAGCATCGCCTGCGCGCCGGATTTCCAGATCAGCCGCCGCAGCGCCGGATGCCAGACCGGCCGGTCCCACCAGGGGGCGATGGCGAGCAGCCCGCTCTCGCCCTCGACCATCACGGCGCGCGCTTCCTGCACGCTCGCGCCGACCAGCGCAATGCGCGCCTTGCCGTCGCGTTCGGCGATTGCGCGCACCCATTCCGCCCCGGCGCGCGTCTTGCGACGCTGCTGCCTGACTGGGCGGTGCAGGCACGGCCCGAACAGTTGCCGCCGCCGGGCAACTG